GTCGCCACGGGTCGCGATCATCTGTGCAGACCCTCCCCCCCTGCCCGATCCCTGCATCACGTCTCGACGACTAGGCATGAATCATCTCCTGCCGCGTCTTGACGCTGTGACACGACGCACAGAGGAACCCGACGCGCTGCGGGTCACACACACGCTCGGGATGGCTGCGCTCCCAGTCCTCGAGCGGCGGGTCGTGGTCGAGATGCAAGTCGTCAAACGTCATGCGGTGTTGCATCGCACATCCACTCCGTGCACTCGGCACGCCAGAGAGCCGCGCGCCACACATGGGGATGATGTGCCGGGCGATCAGCATGGTGAAGAAGGCCTGTCGGAACCGCTTCCATCGACGCGTGTAGCCGCGTGCATCAGTGGTCCCACGCCGCGCATCGAACTGCTGCTGCTGCGCGGCGCGATGTTGCGGGCATGGACCCCGACTGCGCTGCGAACAACCAGGCACAGGACAGAACGGCAGTGCAGCGGTTGGCATCAGGCGTCCTTGATCGGCGGTCCAACCTTGCGCGCATCCTCGAGCAAGATGGCGCGCTCGTACTCATGCGGTTGGAAGCGATTCGCGTTATCCACGATCTCGTTGGCCTCATCTGCTGAGTAGTGCCCAGCCTCCTCGATCTCGAGGGTGTAGCCGAGACGATGGGGCTTCCACCAGGCATCGTGTTCGAAGGACCAGATCACGTAGACACGATCAGACATCACACCAACCTTGGCGGCGTCGTGTGCACTTCGGGATGTTTGCTTTTGATGTGGCGCGCCATCTGGCTGACGGTGCGGTGGCAATGGGGACACACGCCGGCGTTCATGCGCTTGCGGAGTTTCGTGTTGACCGCGATCTGGGCGCTCATGCGCTGCTCGGCTTTGATGCGCAGTTGTCGTTGCCGATCGACCTCCGCCGTCGCCGTCGTGAGCTGCTTCCGCAAGCGGTCGGCTTCGTTTTCGGCGTAGCTCTGGCTGTGGCCGTTCGGGCAGAAGAACTGCGTCTTGTCGCGGACCCAATTCGCCCGCAGGGAGGCCGCCACGGCAAACGTGACGCCGCACTTGTAGCAGTCGATGGTCTCGTAGGCGAGGGTGGTGTGAATCGTCAGCGGTGATGACATCAGGTGTTCCTCTTCAGAGCCGCGGCGACACGAACAGGCCCGTCACGCGCAGCAGCCAGAGCACGACGAGCAGGATGACGATCGCGATGAGCACCTTGCGGTACGGGTCGGGCATCGGCACGTACGTGACGAGGATCCAGAGCACGAACCCGATGACGACGAGCGTGACGATGAGCGTGATCAGATCCATCAGTTCACCTCCGAGGGGATCGTCGGGGGCACCCACGGGACGATCGTCGCCTCGTGCGAAGCCGGGGTCGAGACATCCTTTGCCATCGTGGCGAGGGCGGCGGCGATCTGCGCCAGCGTCTCGAGCTCTTTGCTGAGACGCTCATCGAGGATGCCGATCTCGAGCAGCCGTTCGCGAATGCGATGCATGCTCTCGAACGTTTCGCGCGCGGCGATCGACATCGCCGCCTCGATCAGTGTCAGGGTCGTCTGGGGCATCACTCCGCCTGCGCGTGCGCGTCGGTGACCCCGAGCTCGCGCGCGCCGAGCTGCGTCAGAATCTTGTTGGCTTCGAGCTGTTCGATGATGGGTTGGTCGCCGTCTTCGACGTTCTGGTCGACGGTGGCGTAGCCCTCCCGATAGGCCGCAATCAACCCTTGCAGGTACTCGTCGGTCACCTCGGTGTGCAGGTACGTGGGCATGACTCCTCCAGTTCAGCGAACCGTGCTTAAGGGCACTGGCGTTGACGGCGCGGCCGGGGCGACGGGCATCGGCGGATCGGGCGGGGTCGGATCGCTACGTGACCACAGTGCCGACGGTGGCGAGTTGGCCGATTCGCGCGTTTGCGTTTTCGCGCGCACCACGAAGCGATAGCGGCCAGGCTCAAGGCGACTGACATCAATCGGAATCCGCACCGCACCACCTTCGCCCGCACTCGGGTCGCCGCCGTCAATGGTCGCCACCACGTCGTCATCGTCGTCGAGAATATCGACCTCGTGTCCGTCGTCGGTGGCGTGGTCGGGACAGAGGAAGCCGACGGCCGTCGGGTCGACGATGCCCTCGGGCTCGGGCGGGTCCGGCGGATCGGGCGGGTCGGTCGTGCGCAGATGGTGCGGATAGCGCTGCGGCACATACGCGCGCTCCCGCCACAGGCCCGCATCGGTGCACACGGACAAGACGCCCTGCCCGGTATAGAGCACATTGGTGCCGCTGTTCCAACCGCCCTCGTCGGTCGCCCACCAGGCGCGCCGCGGCGTGCAGGTGATGGGCCGCAGCGCCAGCGGCCCGACGCCGACGCCGTCGCCTTCGTTGTAGAACTCGCGATTGGCTTGCAGGTCGGCCGGATTGTGCCCACCGCTATCGGCTTGCAGCGCGACACGCGTGGTGCCCTGGCGATTGAGGAACCCGTAGAGGCCGAGGAACGTCGCCACGCCGTCGGGTTTGTTCGTGAACAGCCAGCCAATCTGGTCGCGGCAGGGATAGCCGCTGCCCGTCGTCGCCAGCGCCGAGTTGCCGTCAAGCGCGCGCGTGCCGTCACAGTGACACTTCTCGGGCGGCACCGCGCAGCCGAGCGCTTCGAACGATCCGTAATTGAGCGCGGGATTCGATCGGTAGTTCACGACCGCCATCGCACCCTTGTGCCCTTCGGGCGCGTAGGTGTTGCCCCAGATGACCCCGACGCCGCTGCGAAAATGATGCTTGCGCTCGCTGCCGCTGCAGCCGGTGCAGCCGACCGTGTCGAAGGCGTTCGCGTAAATGCGAAACGCCATCGTGCCCGCATAGTTGCCGCTATCGAACCCATGATGACCCTGCGTGACGCCGTGGAGCCGCGAGAAGCGCAGCTCGTAGCGCGCGCCGCCGTAGCCCTCGATCCCGCCATCCTGCTGCGCGTTGTAGAAGAACTCGACGTCCTCGACGACGACCATGCGCGCATCGTTGTGGTCCCAGCCGTGCACCCACACGTCGAGGTCCTGCGTGCCGCTCGCGCGCAGGCGAAACGCCTGGCACGCGCCCGTCGTCGAGGGACACTCGACGCGCCCGCTGTCAATCAATCCGCTCACGAGGTTGCCGTACCAGTTCATCAGCACGCCCCACTGCTTGATGTTGACGATGCGGAAGCTGTCGAGGCGAAAGGCGTCGTCGAAGATGCGCGAGGGCTGGCCGCTCGGGTTGGGCTCGGTGCGGATCGAGAGCATGCTGCCCGTGCCGCTCTTGTTGCCAATCATGGCGGCGTCCATCGTGACGCCGGTAATGCGCACGAACTGCCCGGGCGTCAGCAGCACATCGACGCCGGCGGCGGCGCCCGAGCCATCGACCCAGATCGTCCGGTCGACGCCGGCGCCGGCGAGCGTGACGCTGAGGCCGGCGGGAATGGTGAGCATGTTGACCGTCGTCGTGCCCGGGCCAATCGAGATCGTGTCGCCGTCCTCGGCGATCGCCAGGCAGGCGGCAATCGTGGGCTGGTCATTCGTCGCGACGAGGTTCGGACGCGCGCCGCCGCAGGTCGCGACGTCGAAGAGATCCGGCCGCAGCAGTACCACGAGCAGCAGGATCAGCACGAGCAGCAGCAGCGCCGCGGCGATCGCGTGTGCCGGTTTCACGCCGGCCTCCGATGCCCGAGCGGCGCGACGACCGCGGCGGCGACGCACGTCGTGAAATGATTCGTCGCCGCATCAATCACGGTCACCCGCGGCAGGTCGTCCTGCCGCGCGTAGGTCGCCAGCGCGGTGAGCGGCGCATTCACCGGCAGCCACTTGTCCCCGGCGACCGTCTTGACCCACTCGATGCGACGCTCGCACCCTGGTGCATGACACGTTCCGAGCTCGGGCGGGTCCATCCGCACGACGTGCAGCTTCCGCATCGTCACTCCAGTCCGCGCGCAGCAAAGGCGGCGCGCAGCTCGCCGAGCACCTGGCCGCGCCGCACCATCGCCGGCGTCGCCCGAATCACCAGCCAACCCAGGACCGCGGCGCGGTTGTACTTGCGGCAGTCCTCTTCGTAGCCGAGCGGCGAATTATGGCGGCCACGCACCCATGTGCCGCCTTCAATCTCGAGCGCGATTTTCCACGGCGGCCACGCGAAGTCAAATGCCCACTTGCGGCCCGGCGCAAATGCGAACTCGGGATCCGCCGGCGGCAACTGCGCGGCCTCGAGCTGCTGCTCAATCGGGCGCGGCGGCGGCAGGTCACACTTCGCCATGGCAAAGAGCCGCGGCTGCGCCCGCCAGGTCGCCTTCACGAATCGCCTCCGTCGTCTGATGTCTTCCCCACGAGCCAGCCAATCAGGATCAGCGGGGACAGCAGCACACACGCCACGGCCAAGAGCGCCATGAAGATCGCCTCCGCGCCTTGATCCATCAGCTCGAGGGCGCGTTCCTGGCGATCCGTCACCGGTCGCCTCCCGCGCGCTTCTTCACGTCGGGATACCCGAGCAGCCGTTCACGAAACAGATTGACGAACGGTTGCAGCGGCTGCTCAGTGCTGTTGCCGTTTGGTTTCGGGAACGGCAGCGGTGCGTCGACCAGAATGAACTCGGGCGGCGCTTCGCCGAGCAGCGCCTTGGTGCACGGCGCGCAACGCAAGCCGCCGCTGCGCAGGCGCCGCATGGGCGAGGCCGCCGCAATACGCTGGTTGCAGCCGCCGCAGCGGACGCCGACGCGCGAGAGGAACCAGTCAACTGTCATACCGGAGGCCTTTGGCGACTTGCGCCTGCGCCGATGCTAAAGCGTTGGCGATGGACCGGCTATCGTAGGGCAGTCCGAGTTTGGCCGCACGCGCTTTTGCCGCATCAGCCTGGTCAGCGATTGACATGAAACCCATCGGGAAGATTTCTTCGCAGATCATGGCTGCCAACACGGACACCTTGGGGCGTCCTTTGGGCCGGCGTGACTTTTCCACAGGGTGAGCACGCGGCGCAGCCGCGTTTTTAAGATCTTCTGAAGAAGATGAAGATGAAGATGAAGATGAAAGGCTACGTTTCGGCTGTAGCCGGGAGCTAGCCCCGGCTAGACGGTTCTGCGCCTTCCGTCGCCCACCCTTGGCGCCCTTCTCCGCTTGTAAGGCGTTGTATTCGCGCTGCTTCTGGCGCACCTCTTCCAGCCGCACGTTGCGCCAGAGGCCATCCGATCCCAGGACAAATTTGGAACGCAACTTCGACCATATACGGCGGAAAGATCGGCGATTAACGAGCATTGTTTGGGCGATATTTGCCTCGTTATCGGGGATTCCGCCGCTCAGCCATTGCGTAATCAACAGGCGAACATAGGCGCCCACGAGCTCGTTGTTGAAGCTCAAGGTGCCCATGTAAAAGTCCTGGGCGTAGAAGGGAAACGCGGGTGGGGCTGAAGCCATTGATCTCTGTTACTTCGCCACTTCATCTAAGAGGAGCAACGTCGCATACGTGAACACTTCGTCCACGCACCGTGCCGCATCCTGAAGAATCTCTGCGCCAGAAAAATGAAAGATGCGCCACCCACCACACGAGAGACGACGATCGCGCCGGTTGCGGTCGATGACTTGCTCACGGGTGCGCTCGTGCCAGTCATGCCCATCAACCTCGATAGCGATCTTGAGGTCACGATCTGGATCCATGGCCCGCACAGCGAAGTCCAATCGATACCGCGTGCCGTCACCGGTCTCGACCTCCACTTGTCGATCCAGGGTGAGTTGGCGCGCGAAGTTCGAATCGACGGACCGCAGGATCCAGAACCATTGTTCAAAGATGGCTTCGATCGGACTCTCTAAGGGCGGCATCCGTCTCGCGGTCGCGAACATCTCAACATCGGTTTCCGCGTTCGCGCGAATTCGGTCGCACGCTGTCGCGATTGCCTGCTCGATCGCAGTTTGCACATCAGGCATGGCATAGATCTCTGTCGAGTCCGCCATCACTCACTCCATTACCGCCACCGCCGCCGGTAGTTCGACGCGCGACACTTCAAGCACCCAAGCTTCGGATTCGTCGTCCAGACCGTGCGCCGGCAACACAACCAGGTCACCAGCACGGCGGCGAGTTGGTGATCGTCGTAGCTCACTCCTCGGCCCTCGCTTCAAAGTCGAACCACGCCGGCCCTTCGCGCTCCTCGCGCCCGAAGCGCTCGACGCGCCGCACGCACTCCTCGAGCTCCTCGGCACGCTTCACCAGGTCGGACGCCTGCTCGCGAAAGCGCGCGGCCTGGTCCTTCGCCGTCAGCACCCACGCTTCGTCCATCAGCCGTCGACCTCGCCCACCTGGCGCCCCTTGGCGAGCGCCGCGAGCAGCTCGTCGAATACCGCGACGGGGATCTCGGCACTCGACGCCCAGCCGCACTCGGTCAAATGCGCCTCGAGTTGTTCGTCGGTCCAGCCATGTTTCCGCGCCGTCACGAAGAGCCGCTTGCGCTGCTCCGGATCGAGCGTCGCCGCGGAGTTTTCCACAGGCAGAGCTTTCGACTTTTGCACAGGCCGAGCTGGGGAGTTTTCCACAGGCCGAGCTGGCTCTGGGATCTCGGCATCCTCATACAGGCCATGCAGTTGCCGCGGGAACCCCGCGCGCAGCGCCTGCGCCTCGGCGCATTTCCCCAGCATGACGTGCGGCTTCTGGCGCCACATGTGATCCTGCCCCGCGGGCGGGCAGTACTCCTCCCAGCGCGCGGTGCGGCTGAAGGGCACGCGCTGCCCCTGCACCAGGCGCCAGACCCGGGCGATGGCGGTGAAGCCCGCCTTGCCAGGCGTGCCGGCGTACTCATAGCTATCGTTGCCGACGTACTCCCCGGTCTCCGCGGCGCGCATCCGCATCGCATCAATCGACACGATGGGCGTGTACTTGCCGCCGCGTTTCGTGAAGTGCAGGAGTTTGTCTAAGGGGTGGAAGCCTTGCCGCTGGTTGTCGTAGAGAAAGAGTTTCAGCTCTTCGTCCGTCGCGCCTTTGGCGATGGTCGTGCGAATCAGCTCGAGCTGCTCGGGGCTCACCGTCAGCGCACTGCGCGTCTCGGTCGGCAGCACGGTCAAGGCGGTTGTCGTCGGCATCGTTCTCCTCCGTCGTTCATCGCGGCGGATGGCCCGCCGCATCCGCTGCCGCCGATCCACGGCGCGGCTCAGTCCATGTACAGCGCCAGCCAGCCGAGCGTCACCAGCACGCCCACCACGAACAGCACGAGCCGTACAAGGTCACCACGCTGCGAATCGAGCATCTTCGTCATTACGTCTCCTGTCGGGTGAGTACGGGCGTGCGGAGGCGCAGGCGCGCGCGCCGCCGGCGATCGGCGACGTCCTGGCGCGCGAGCTGGCGCATGCGCGCGAGCGCGGGCGCGGGCGCCTCGGGGGTCGTGCCACTGATGGCCGCGTCGAGATCGGCCTGCGCGTAGACGGCGCGCCCGGGCTGCTGATGCACGCCGCGCGCCCTGCACCAGGCGTAGAAGCAGCGGATCTGCGGGTCCTGGGCGAGCGGCCCGGTGCCCGGCTCGTAGCCGACGTAGGCCGCGGCCTGGCGGGTATTGAGCCAGGCGCTCATGACGACGCCTCGTCCTGGTCGCGCACGACGACGCGGGTCGACTCGCGCGCCTTGAGGCCGAGCGTGCGCGGGCTGACGCCGAAGACCTTCGCGAGCGCGTCGAGCTCGCGCCGCGTCGGCGGATGAAAGCCGTTTTCGATCTGGTAGTAGCGATCGAGCCCGACGCCAATCGCCTGCGCCACTTCGCGCTGGCTGGCCGGCCGGCGGCCGTCAAAGCTCAGGGCGCCGCGCAGCCGCCGCAGTTTGTTCGGACCCCAGGGAGAACGGGTAGGCGACATGTTGCAGAACAGAATATTTCGTTTGTGAGAAGATCACAAATCGGCACGGTTGTACACGGAATCGTCAGGAAAGGCAAGTCGGCGGTTTCGGATCGAACTCGTCTGGTATACACTTCCGTATCTGTTCAAACACAAACAAATCCGTCGGAGTATAATTGATACCCTGCCCGAGATGGCACGTCGCACCGGGCAGCTGGAATTACAGATCCGTCAGGCCACCGAAGCCTGGCTCCGGAAGCAGGGACACGGGGCCGCGACCCACCTGGCGCGCGGGATTGGCCGGCCCACGAATTGGATTGGGCAGTTCCTGCGAGGCAAACGCCATGCGAGCATCGAGGACGCCGTCGCCCTGGTTCGCGCCCTGCGCCTCAAACCCAACCCCCTGGTCGAGGGCGCCGCGCCCGAGCCGCCCCCGCCCATCGACACGGCGCAGGCCCGCCGTCAGGCGCAATGGCTCCGGCTCCTGCAGCGGCTCGAGGCCAACCCCGAGCTGCGGGATCGGGTTATCGCGGCCGTCGAACTCTTTGCCCGCCAGCCCGGCCCGCGACGGGAGACGCGCAAGCGCTAGTTACATCGGCACGACGAGCTTCAGACAGCGCACGAATTTAATGGCGCGGGTCCGGACGGCCCGCAGCCGGTGGAAGCGTGTACGCAGGCCCTTGGTCAGCGCTTTGAACAGCGCCAGGGCGGTAGGAACATCGGCGTCCGGCAGGTCGCGGATGTACGTGCAGGCCAGCTTGCAGGCCAGGTCGCGGTCGTGCTGGAGAGAACGGTCCGTCGCCGCCGCCGCTTTGGGCATAGCCGTAACCTCCCGAGATCGAGGTACGCAGAAGGCTTCGAGTGGGGGGGGATTCTACGGAGAGAACGTCGTTGCCATCAGTACCGTACGTCCGTGAAAGTTCGCAACAATAGGGCCAACAAAATCTGTCGTCAATACTACGAACTACTGAGAAACTGAGCCAATGACCAACGAACAGCTGTACCTGGCGATCGGCTTGCCCATCTTCTTCAACCTCATCACCACGACCGTGCTGTATACCCTCGTGAACCAACGCTTCAACGACATGCGGGATCTCTGGCGGGCCGAGCTGCATCGCGTCGAGGAAGTGTTCGATGCCCGTCTGCGGGCGCTCGAGGAGCGGCATCATGGGTGACGTCCGCATCGCCCCCAACATCTGGAAGACCCCGCACGGCTTCCGCGTCTACCACCGCGAGATCGATCCCGTCACCGGCCGCAGCAAAAAAGTCGGGCGGCGCTTCGGCCCCGGCCATACGCTCGCGCAGCTCCAGGCGTACCGCGACCAGATCGAGGTTGCAGCGTACGAGGAGGACACCGGCTTTCGCGCCGACACGCGCCGCTACCGCGCGCTCGAGCAGGTCAAGGCGATGCCCGCCATCAAGACGCGCCTCTACGAGCTCGACGCCTGGGACGACCTCTTCAAGGACACGCCGCGCGCCGACATTACGACGACGCGCATCAATGAAGAACTTCACACGCTGCGCAAAGCCGGCCACAGTAACTCCAGCGTCAACAAATTCAGAACGGCCCTCATGCATGTCTGGACGTTGCTCGACGGGCGCAGCGCCGCGAATCCGGTGCGCGATGCCGTGATGTTCGAGGAGGCCAAGCTCACCGCGCGGGGCCACGACTACGAGCTGCTGACGGCCATCCTGGCGGACATCCCGTGCACGCACACGAAGCAGCGCGGCCGGTTGAATGGCGAGAAGTCCGGCGCGCGGCTCGAGGTGCTGGCGTGGACCGGGATGGATCCGGGGCAGTTGATGCGCATGGATCCGGCGACGGATCTCGACCTCGTCGCGCAGTGGTATACGCCGCCCTTCCGCCGCAAGGGCGCGCGGCGCCGGCGCACGCCGCGGCCCGTGGTGCGGCTGCCGCTGCTGCCCGAGGGGGTGAAAGCCTTTCAGCGGCTCATCGCCTGCGACGGCTGGGGACCATTCTCGGTGCAGGCGCTCACGAAGACGTGGCACGCCGCCTGTCGGCGCGTCGAGAAGCAGTTGCAGATCGAATACAAGGATCCCGACTTCAAGATCCCGCACATCCGCATCAAGGACCTGCGGCACTCGTTCGGGACGAAGACGTTCGAAGAGACCGGCGACCTCACGACGGTCGCGCAGATGCTGCAGCACGCGCCCGGGTCACCGATGACGATCCGCTATAGCCTCGGGGCGGTGCCCACGGTGCTGCGGACGCAGATGGCCAAGGTCGCGGCGTCCACGCAGCGCCGCACGGCCGGCGTGTTGCGCTTTCGCGGGAGATGACGAATGGCACGAACGTTACTGGTACTGGATGAAGTGCTCGCGATGCTGCAGGTCATTGGCGTCTCAGAGAAGCTGCGCGACAAATTCCGGGAACAGGCTCTAGGCGCCCTCAAGCACAAGGGCCGTGTCGATGCGCCCGGCGGCAGCGACAGCGTGACGGTCAGCTCTGGCTTCGGGCATAGCAGCCGGCGCGGGTTCGTCGAACTGACCATCAACGAAACGCTGACGCAGATGGACGCCGCGAAGGCTCGCGAGATTGGGCTGATGCTGCTGCAGGGCAGCGAGGCCGCTATCTCCGACGAAATCACCATCAAGCTGCTCGAGAAAGTCGGGATTGACGATGCCCATCGACAAGGCACCATCCTGCTCGATTTGCGCGAACTGCGGCAGGGCAGCCGCGACGTGGTGCGCCCGCAATGACCAAGCGATACCTCGGTGACGGCGTGTATGTCGCAGTTGAGCGTGGGATGTTGAAGCTCACCGCGGAGAACGGCATCGAGGCCACGGATACGATCTATCTGGAACCCGAGGTCTTCCGCGCCTTGCGGGTGTACTACGAAGAGGCGGTTGAGGCCACGCTGGCGGATGATGACGCGCCGCCGCTCAACGACTAATGTTCGCCGGCCGAACTCGTCGGGCTGGTAAAAAGTTCGTAATTCTAATTCTTCTAACAGCCATGAAACGAAAGGCTCGTATCCCGCCGATGCAGTACGACGGGCACATGTGGTGGTACACCGAATGGTTCGATCCGGACGCAAAGCCGTATCCACTTCGAGCCGTGCGCACGGCCGTTTCTGGAGAGGGCGAAAGTCGGCAAGCAATAATTCAGACCGAGCCGATGAAAGTCTGAAGGAAACTTCCTGAAGTCTGAAGGAAACATTTCGGAGAGGCGACATGGCGATTGATGCCAACGTGGCGTATGTGGAACTGCACGAAGACGGCTCAGGCGTGTTGCATCTCTGCGACCGCGTCCCAGAAGGATCGCGCGGGCAATCCCGGCTGCATTTCGCCACTGCTCCGCATGAAGTCACGGCACTGAATGGCCTGTCCATCTGGGGAGGCGCAGGCCAGATCATGCTCGGTGAGCGAGAAATCGCGAAGCGTGAGGGCTACACCCGAATCTCGTTCATTGAACGAGAAACCTTCCTCGCCGCCGTTGCGGAGTATCACCGCCGGCAGAGGCGAAAGTCCGAGGCGTGACATTCGTTTGCGTCCCAAGGTGGTACCAGGCGTTACCAATGTCGCAAATTTGCTAGCAAAAACGCGAGTTTTTCGCTACACGCGAGGGGTCGGTGGTTCGATTCCAGCCGCGCCCACCACAAAAAGTTCGCGAGGCCGATGCTACGAAAACGGTCTATTTAGAATTGGCGCACGAGGGCGACGTGTTGCGCTTTCGCGGGAGGTAGGACCATGTCTCGCGCTCGGTGGTCGCCGCGCAGTGTGGGCGCGTGGTTCAATCCCAATGGCCGACGTGGAGGGAAACAGATGTCGCGGGGCTTCTATCCATTCGTGATCTGGTCCTTCGAGCATGACGCCTGGTGGGGGCCGGGGCGCATGGGCTACGTGGCGGATCTCGCCCAGGCCGGCCGCTACCCAGAGTCGGAAGCGAACCAGATCGTGGCGGATGCCAATCGCTACGTGGTGCGACCGAATGAATGCGCCCTGCCGCTGGTCGATGCGATGGACCGTGGGGCGCCGTACTGCTGCCCGCGCTGCGGCGCCGTCTCCTTCAATCCGCACGACCGCGAGCACAGGTACTGCGGTCGCTGCCATGCCTTCGAGGAGTTGTGATGGCGCGCAAAACAAAGCCGCCCCATGGTCCGGTCAGCGAGCGATTCATGCGGCACCACTATGGCGCAAGTGGGTTGACGCCACGGCTGACCGTCGGCGCTCGTGTTTATTTCGCGAATGACAAAGAGCGGGCTGCACCCCTGGTCGTCAAGCACGTCGCACTCGATGGCATGGTAGAAGTCAGCGGGTACAGCGGCCTATTTGGTCCACATCTATTCGTCAGCGAGGAACCGATGACGCCAGCCCAAGTCGAGAAGGCGCTTTTACAAACGCAGGCCGAACTTGCTTCGGTGAAACGGACGCTGGGAACCCTGATCGCCTGGCTGGCTCAGACGGCGTCCCAACCACTTAGTGTCAATGAAGCGAAGCAGCTCCTGGAGATGCTGCCGCCAGAGCGATGAACTGGTTCGAGCAGACACGCCTCGAATGGATCGCCGAAACGCTTCATGTCTTCGGCTTCATCAACCGCGAACATCTCATGCGGAAATTCGGGATTTCGCAGCCACAAGCGTCGAAGGATCTGACGACGTTTCAGCGTCAGCATCCCGACTTGATGCAGTACGACCTATCGCGCAAGTGCTATGTGCGCACTGAGGCGAAAGTCCCAGGGCAAGAATAGTTTGGGTTCCAACTTGGTACCGATGGTACCTTTTGAGGCCGTTTTCTTAGGGAATTTGCGAAGTTTGCGCTTCACACGAGGTGATTATGTCGAGACCGAAGACGAATGAATTGGGCCGCCCAATCATCGTCTATCGGGTGCAGGCCGCCGATGGCCGGGGACCCTGGCGGCCCGGCTGGAGCCAGACGTGGATTGACGGTGATGCCCCAGCCGATCGTCTCACCGAAACTGTGATGGATCTCATGCCTATCAGTCAGCTTCGCGCGCTGCCGACCACCATGATGTACGGGTCCGCGTGTCGCTCACTGGACGCTGTACTCCGATGGTTCACGCCCGTGGAGTGTGAGCGGTTACGTGCCACTGGTTACTATCCGGTGCGCTTGCAGGCTGATGTCGTGCTCGCAGAAAGCCCGTGGCAACTCCTCATCGGCCGGCGCCGCCCATTCGCTGATGGTGCGACACGATTGAGTTGGCCGACGACGGCGAAAGTCCAACGGTAAGAAATTCGTTTGCGTTCCAACCTGGTACCAGTCGGTACCAATGTCGCGAATTTGCTAGCAATTTTGCGAGTTTTTCGCTTCACACGCGAGGGGTCGCAGGTTCAAATCCTGCCGCGCCCACCACCTTTTCCTGAATGAATTCGCCGACCTTCGTTAGTAGCTTCGCACGGGCTGGTGGTACCGCGTGTCTAGTAGCGGGCAATGGCGTACAGGTTTTTTGCTAAGGATTTCACTGTGTAGTTTTTGGATGGTACTCAGCTCAACAGGCGAAAGTGATCGATAGGTACCGCACGCGGAGGGTCGATGGAGACACGTCTCGAAGAGAACATTTACCAAACGCCACACGGGTTCCGCGTCTACCACCGCGAGCCCGATCCGGTCACCGGCCGCAGCAAGAAAGTCGCGCGCCGGTTCTCACCCGCGACGCCGATCGATCTGCTCCGCGCCTATCGTGATACCAGCGCCGATCCCGTGCGGCGATTAGCCTTCAGGCTGTCAGCGGTCGATCAGGACACCGACGCCGCCGGGTGGGCGCGGTACGTCCCGATCGCGCAGTGGCTCGTGGAGACGTTCGAGATGACCGAGCGCCACCCAGGAAAACGGCTTCACTTCTAGAGAGGCAGCTTCAGTTGCGTGTCGTTGATGCGCGCGTCGGATCGCGTCGTTCCATGATGGCGACGATGGCAGACAGCACAGAGCACGGTCACATCATCGACCAGCTCATAGCCGTAGCGCACGTATGTACGATGGTGCGCTTCCAACGAACGCTGGCCATTGCACAACTGGCAGCGGTAGTTGGCGCGATGGAGAGCGCGGGCGCGAAGAGCACGCCAGCGGTCGGAGTCGAGATAGTTATCCGGCATGACGCATTTCCTGATCGTGATCTTCGGTGACCGTCCACAAACGGCCTTCGCGGGTTCGCTTGATTGACATGACCAGCGGCTTCGATTCACGGGCAATCGTAGATAGACGTCGCCTGCATTCTCTTCGTGATAGCTCGAAGCTACGTCCAGGCTCTTTGGCGTTGAGCAGCCACATCGCAAAGCGAACCATTTGTGATCGCTCGTCGATTCGACGCTCCAGGTATTTCAATTCAGCACTGAGAGTGTCGATCTCGTCGAACATGTGCACCGGCACTGGCCGAAGCATATAGACGACGTTCACGGGTTCATCACCGAAACCGCCGCAGCTGGCGCACGTATAGGGTGCAAGGAATCGTGCGCGGTCAAGTTCTGCGCTCGCCCAATCGTGCGACTCTTCTAGGGCATTGAGATATCCGGTGGCACATTCATTCACCGAGGCGCGCGTCTCGACGAATTCGATTTTGCGCGGATGTATCAAGAGCGGCCGGGGTCTGCGAAAGATGTTTCGGATTGGCCACTCAAGTTGGCTACTGAGTAGTTCGATGGTGGTCCGAATCTCCTCCACCATCCCAACGATGACCGGTTCCATATACACGACCGGTCGCCCCCGAGACCGAAAGGCGATCGGTGACGAGTCCCAGTGACTTAATGTGCTCATTGCCGAACTTGTTTTCGCTTAGGCGGCCCAGTCAAGGCAAGACCGTTGGTGCCACGGCAAGCGAAGACCAAGCGAATGTGCTTCGCCCTCAAAGAAACCGTGCGGAACCGCGCCGTTCTGGAGACGCCCTCTCTACAGTTTTCGGCGACGATGGTCGAGGCGTGCCAGCGCCTGCCTTGAAAGTGATTGAACCAATGTCCACGTTCCTTGCGGTTGTCTCGTTGCTCGTCGCGCTGCTCGGGTTGCTCTTTGCTTCGCAGGCCACCATTGGTGTTGCCCTCGTCTGTTTCGGCTGTCTCCTCGCCATCTATGCCCGCCTCGCGCAGGCCCACGTCTACCATCGTGAACTGCACGCCGATCCCTCAGAGGTCGCGTACAAAGCGTGGCGGCAGCAGGAGCAAGCACAGCGCGAGGCCGCGACCGGTGCGTAGCCTGGAGGGCTCAATGCGACAAGTCACGTGCACGCTCGTCGTCCTCAGTCTGCTCGCCACCAGCGCGCCCGCCTTCGCGCAGCAGCCGCAGACCCGCATGCGCAGCGGGCCGCTCGCGCTCGCCGGCCTCGTGACCGCGGTGGTCGGCGCCGCGCAGTTTGCGCCGGTCGGCGAGGAATACCACATCGTCGGCTACGACTACTGCGTCACCGGCACCTACACCGTCGAGGCCGGCGAATGCCAGGTCAACCCGAATCGGCGCCCGCTCGGCTGGGCGCTGCTCGCCGCGGGCGGCGCGATGATGGCGGTCGGCTTCTCGCGCGTGACGGTCTACCCGACGGTCAAGGGCGCCGGCGTCGCCTACACCCTGCGCTGGTAAGCGCCCTAGTCCCGCCCGCGGTGGCGCCACCAGTGCGCCACCCAGGCAATCACCCCGAGCAGCACGAGCACCCAGCCGGCCAGCACGAGCTGCAGGCGCTCCCAGGCCGTCATCGCGCCGCCTCGACCATGCCAGCCGCGCGGGGCGCCGCGCGCATCCCTCAGCCCTCCGGATGCCAGCCGCCGCCGTGATCGCGCCGCCAGTGCTCGCTGACGCGCCCGTGGCCCCGGTCCCGCCGCGGCCAGGCGAGCGTCGAGAGAAACGCCCAGGCGACCGCGGCGGCGATGAGGAGCCAGGTCACACGCCCAGCCCGAGCAGCTGCCGCAGCCACGCCGAGGCCTCGAGCGCCGCGCGCACCGCGGGCAGGTCCCCGATATAAAAGCCCTTAATCGCGTTGATTTCCTCCTGGTCGAGCCCGAGCTCGAGCAGGTCGGCATCCGTCCACGTCGCGAGCTGACTGCCGAAATCGGTCGCGTCTTGCGTGAAGTTCACGAGATGACTCGCGAGATCGCCCGCGGTCCGCTGCAGGTCCTCTTTGGTGAATTGCTTCCCGGCTTGAATGATGGGCATCGTCGGGCCTCCCGCGGCTTACGCACTCGCCTGATAGGACACGTGGAAATAGAGATCGAGGTTGCTGGTCATCTGGGTGGCGGTCACTGCCGTGAAACTCGTCCCCCCCGCGGCCGGCACGTAATACATGTCCGCGTAATAGCCCCCCTGCCCGACCTGCCCGCTGATCAAGGAGACCGCGGCGCCGAGGTTCGCGACAAACGTCACGGTCAGCGTCCCCACGGCATAGAAGCTCCCCGAGGCTTGAAAGGGCAGACCGGCCACCAGGGCATTGCCCGTGATCGTGCCGAGCACGGCCAGCACGATCCGCCCGGTCGCGAAGACACGATTGCCGATCTTGGTGTAGCTCCCATCCTGCGCCAGATACGTCTGTCCGCTCTGGCCCCCGCTGCCCGCCCAGTAGGGCGTCCAGGTCCCCTCCTCGTAATCGTCCAGGGTATTGACGTTGGCACTCGGGCTCTGCGTCGCCGGAAACGCGATCTGCCCGCCCGTGAGCGTCAACGGCGAGGGCAGATCCGCCGCCCCGATCGGTTTCATCTGCACATTGGTCGAGAGCCGCGCATCGGGTACCGTGCCACTGGTCAGGATGGCGGCCGAAAGCGCCGACAACGGATCGCCACCGCCGGTCTCGTGCGAGCTCGCGTGACTGCCGCCCGCCCCGGGCACCGCCGCGAACGTGCCATCGGCGCGCAGAAAATCCGTCGTACCGCCGGGGAAGCCGTCGAGCGTGGTGACGTCAAGCGCGTCGCTGCCGCCGTCCTCGTGGCTGCTCGCGTGCGCGCTCGGCGTCCCGCCGCCGCTGGACGGGAGCCGGGCCAGCTGCGCGCGCAGCCCGCGCACTTGCGCCGCCGTAATCGTCGCGCGACGATCGATGGCGGCCATTACCGTCGCGCCTCGAGCGCCGCGATGCGCGCTTCGAGCGCCGCCAGCGCGCCGCCCAGGTGCGTCCGCACCAGACAGTCCTGCGTCGCCAGCGCGGTGCCGTTCGCCTTCCACGCGACGGGAAATTCGCAATACGTCCCTTTGTCGATCGGCGGCGCCGTCACCGTGAGCTCGGCAAATTGCCCGTGGGTGTCCTTGTCCTGGACGAGCAGCACGCTGCCCACCGGCACGCCCATCCACTCGAAATACAGATCCTCACTGTTGCTGTTCTGGAACGTGATCCAGAGCTTCGTCGAGGCGGTGTAGGGATGCGGCGCATTCAGCCGCGCCGTGCGCGCCGAGGGCGGCTCCGTCGTCTGCACCGAAAAGCCGTAGCCATAGAGACCCGAGTTTTGCGCCGTGGCGACAAGCGTCGCGCCCTGGAGCTCGAGCCCGGCGCCGATCGCGAGCTCCTCGGCATCACCCGCGCCCGTCGCGCTGCGCCCGAGCAGCCGCGACGCTTGCACCGGGCTAATCTGCCCGGGCGCGATCGTGCCCGCCAGCGCGCCATCGAGCCGCGCGAGCTCCGCATCAATCGGATCGAGGATGTCATCATCCATCCGGGTCTTGTTGAGGATGGTGCCGGTGAGCCCCGAACCATCGTCGTCGACCCACTTGTTGAATTTGGTTCGATCTATCGCCATGGTCGCCCTCCTGGTCGTCGGCGCCGCCGCGGCCGCCACGGGGTCGGTTGCGGCGCATCGCCCCGATAGCCGACGCGCATGATGTCCATCGCGCCGATGTCCATCCGCGCGCTCGAATCAAACTCGAGCTCTTCTTCTTCCGGCGGCACGAGCGCCGTCACATCGAGCGCCCGCACACGCATGCGGCGCGTGCCCGGGCCAATCGTGAGCTCTTCGATCTGACATAAGCGTTCTTCGCTGGGTCCCACGCCCGCGAAGTGCCGCACGGTGATATACGCGCCGAGCTCCTGCGTCACCAGCTCGCCGAGGTTCGTCTCGAACTGCAGCACGCGCGGCGGGTGCCCGACGCGCTGCACTTCGTGCTCGCCGACGTTTTTCGCCTGGTCGGTGTCCTTGATGAAGAGATACTCCCGCACCGGGCCGGGGATGCCCTCGGGCCGCCCGTACGCCTCGGACGTGGCGGTATCCTCGGCATCGCGCAGCACGAGCCACTCGCCGGTCGCGTAATTGAAGTCGGCGCGGAAGGGAATCCGCGTCGCCTGCACCTCCCAGCCCATCTCGATCGAGAAGCTCCCCTCGAGGATGTCGAGCACCTCATCGACCACGGGCGCGGCCTCCTGGTCGGCAATCGTCGGCTCGTGCAGCACGATGAACAGTTCCCCGTAGCGCGTCACGCCGAAGCGACAATCTGCGCTCAGGTTCCAGCGGCTGATCCAGCTGCGCACCGGGAGGCGATCGCCCGGCCCCGCGCCGAAAATCGCGTGCCCGAGATAGCCGGTCGGCGGATAGCGGACCTCCGCCTGCGCCTTCGCCGTCGCGAAGCTCTCCGCCAGGACCGCGTGCACGAGGCGATCGAAGAGGTTCACGACCGGATTCGTGAGGGACGCGCCCGTCTGATAGCCGTCGGGATGCGCCACATAGTTCACAAGCCAGTGGTAATACTGGTCGTAGATGTCGTGATAGACGTCGCCCTCGTCATCGCCGGTCGTCGTCCAGCCCTCCACGTTGATGGTCAGCGTCATCGTGCCCGCGGCGACCGCATCGGCCTGGGTCACTTCATCCTCGGCCTCGGGCGGGTCGCCCGCAAAGCCGAGCGTAATGTCATCGAGACTGAGCGAGATATCGTCCTCGCCCCACTTGCGGATGATCAGGTAATCCGCGCGCGCGCCGGGGTCGGCCATGAAATCGGCGATCGGAATCACGAGCTCCTGCCAGGTCGTGACGTTGGTCTCGTCAAAGCCGTACTGCCCGTCATAGACCTCGACGACGATGCCGACGGCCTCGACCGGATCGGCGGGGGTCGGCCGGATCGCAAAGTTGATCTCGAGCGTGCTGAGGATCCAGCTCGCCGTGGCGTTCTTGATCCAGATGTGGAGCTCGTCGTAGTCGTCGAGCGCATAGCCCTGCTCGCCCGTGGTCGTGATGCCGAAGTTGCCGACCAGATGATCCCCCTCGGGGAGGTCCACGCCGGTGATGCAGCGCGTGCCGCCGTGCGTATCGACGGTGGCGTTGACATCCCAGCGCGTTGTTTCCCCTGAGACCGGATAGCTCGCCGACCAGGTCTCAAAATAGCCTTCGACGGCCCAGCCGACGTTGTCGCCGTAGAGAATCGGCCCCGTGCCCCCGGGTCCGACCGGCGTGGCCGGCACGCCCTTGCGCCCGCGGATGAGCGTGTAGCGTGTCCCCGCGACCTCCTCGTACGCCGGGCCGCTCATCCCCGGCAGCGTCCAGTCGGTGCCCTCGGTCCCGAGCACACTGATGCCGTCAATGAAGATGTCGGTCACGTGGGCGTAGTGGCCCGCGACCAGCCAGACGTGATCGGTGCCGTCGTCCTCGAGCCCGAGATAGATCGGCGCGAACGCCCCGGCCGGGCGACTGTGCGTGCCGTAGATGATGGGCACCGGATGCCCCTTCGCGCTCTCGACAATCTCGACGTCGTCCCAGTCGCTGGCATCCACGACGCGCTGGGGAATGAGCAGCTGCTCCGAGAGCATGCCGTGCCCGACGGCATCCTCGAGCAGCAGCTCCATCGAGAGCGGCGCGACCGGATCGGCGCGCCGCAGCGGCCCGACGAAGATGATGAGCGGCTCCCCGAGCGCCGCGCGCACCGGGCGCGTCACCATGCGACAGATAAAGTGGCCGACGTTCCAGTACCGATCGGTCAGGCTCTCCAGCTGCGTGCGCAGGATCCGATCGAAATCCGACAACCGGAAATCAAACGCGCTCCCCTGCCAGTCGCCCGTGCGCGGTTCACTGAGCGTGCGCGTCGCCTGGCCGAAGCGCTCGACGCGCGCCTGCTTGTACCCGTGGTAATAGCTCGGCGGATCCTGCAGGTCCCAGTCGCTGTAGGCGACGATGTCCGGGATGGGACCACTGACACGCGTCTCCGCGGTCTCGGGCCATTCGATCCACGCCAGCCACCCACCGGGCGGGATCGGCTCCGCCGGCGCGCCCACGAGAATTTCGACGATGGCCTGTGAGAGCTGTCCCTCCGCGGCCACGGCCGTCGCCACTTCAACCACGACCTGCGTCAATAAGGGCGGGACGGTGGTCGGTGACGGCTTGAAGGCCGCCGCCAGCGCAAAATAGGCAAACGACTGGGTCAGCGTATAGGTGCCCGACATCGTCGCGGCCACCGTGGCCTCCGCGACGGGAATCAGCGACCCGCCGGCCAGGAGACTGCTGAAGCCCGCTGGATAGGTGACCGAGGCAATGCCCCAGCGGCCGAAGAGAATATGGATCTCATCGGTGGCCGTGGTCGTCAGCGTGCCCGTCGTCGCCGTGCTCCCGTCGCCCGTTCCTTTCGCGCTGGCATCGAGCGGCGTCGGCGTCAGCATGCCGGCGTACTCGATCGCGACGATGCCCTTGTAGTCGACCGCCGCCGACCAGGTCACGGTGACGACCAGGTTGCTGTCGGCCCCGATGCCGGCGCTGTACCACATTTCGCCGCGGTACAGGTCGCCGGCGTGGAAGACGTGATCGACTTTGGTGTACGTATTGCCGGCGCTGTCGGTGACGGAGGTGACCGTCTGGCCCCCGCTGTTCACGCCGCCCACGCAGACGACGATCGTGGACCCGGCCGAGACGACCCAGGCGGCGCCCGAGGTGGCGAGCGTGGCGCCCCCAGGAAACCACGCCTGCGTCGATCGGAGGCCGAGGCGAGTCGGGAACGCCACGGGGTCCTGCTACACGTAGAGCGTGCCGAACTCGGCCGCGTTGATCTCCGCCGCCGTGGCCTGCGCCTCGGTCACGGGATTCGTGTCGTAGGGTTGCAGCGCGTAACTGTAGACGGTGTCGGACGCGACGCTCTGGCTGTTCCCATCATGCGTCGTCCCGCCCGAGCGCACGGTCGGCTTCAGCTCCGCGCTGCCGGGCGTGGCGCGCTTCGAGAGATGGCAGGTCTGAAACCCGAGCACGGTCACGTTGGTCGGGATGTCCTCGAAGGTGTGGCTGTCGCGGGTATTCGCGGCGCTCGTGCTGACGTAGGTCGTGTCATCGTCGGCCGGCGTGTCGTCGACGGCCGCCCAGTTGGCGCCGGTGTTCGGCGTCCAGGCGGCATGCGTGCCGACGCCGTTCGGGCGGATACAGAGGATCTTGACGTCGCCGAGAAAGTCGCGCAGCTCGTCGCCGCTGCCGTTCTGGTCGAGCAAATAGAAGTCGTTCATCCAGCAGGTCGCAAAATCCGGCGCCTCGGACGATCGAAACTCGAGCACCCGCACCGAGGTCCACACCGACGTATAGGTATCGGTCAGGGAATCCGAAATCGTGCGGCCTGTGTAGGTGAGCACCTCGAGGCCGTTGACGCGGATGGCAAAGGCACCGGGATCGTCGATCGTCCACTTGAACTCGACATACGCCCAGGTGTTGTTGAACAGCGCGACCAGGCTGGTCCCCAGTAACGTCATCGCCCCGAATGGCGGCATGCGGTACAGGCTCATCGAGCCGTCCGGATTGAGATACACCACCAGGTGCACCGAGGAGCCCTCGAGGATTTTCAGGATCCCGCCGTCGGCGGCCCCCGAGCCGGGTTGGCCCTCGCGGTGAAAGGAGAGGTCCTCCGTCTTGAAGGCGAAGCCGCACACGCCCGTACTCGCCGCCGTCCAGGCGCCGCCTTGCGTCATGATCGGTCCCTTGAGCAGATAGCCCGGCGGCGAGACATCATCGATCGCGACGCGCTTGATGCAGGGATTACTCGACCAGCGTCCCTCGTTCACGATCGTCCAGGTCTCATACGGATCGGTATAGGTCCACTTGCGCCCGAGTTGCGCCGTGCTGTAGTGCGCCTGGCCGTCCATGAAGAGCAGCATCGGATCTCCTACGGCCAGGGCAGCCCCCGGCTCACTTCCGTCACGCGCAGCGGCAGGATCTGCGCATAGCCCGCCACGAGGTCGGGCCAGTTGATCTGCCGCAGGCTCGCGCGCTCGCTCCACCGCACGAGATACGCGTCGTTCACGTCTTCAAAGGGAATGAGCAACCACGGTTCGACGCGCCCTTTCGTCGCGCGCCGCAACGTCAGGAACTGCGTCGCGCCTTCCTGGCGCAGGAGCATCTGGCCCTGGAGCGATCGCCGTTTGTTGCCGAGATCGTAGATCGTCTCGACGCCGAGCTCGGTCGCCATCTCGACGACCCCGTAGTCCTCGCTCTCTTCGACACCCCACTGGACCGAGGTGCCGTCTTCGAACGCGCGCAGGTGCGAGAGCAGCATCAGCCGCCCGATGCCGACGGGGACGGAGTTGGTGCCCGTCACGTTGACGCGCCAGTAGGCATAGCTCGGCGTGCCCGAGAGCTCGAGGATCGGGCTGATACTCGCGCCGTCTTCATGCGGGCCGGGAATCGAGAAGGCCTGCGAGAAACTCGGCGCGCCCCAGCTGTCAGTGGCGTGCCCCTGCAGCGAGACCGCGAGCCCGCCATCGAGTTGCGGATACACCAGCACCGCGGCGACCGGCGCGATGGACGTCCCGAACTGCAGCACCCAGCTGCCCGTGGTCGTCGTCAGTTTCGCCGGGTGCGCGGGATTCGGATCGATGAGCAGATCCGCCGGGTAGCCCGGATCCTCGGCGCTCGCCGTGACCGCGATCGCGCTCGGGGCGAGGTCGTCGGTCGGGAGCGCGTACCACATCACACACCTGCCACGGCGGTCCGCAAGCCAGACTGATTGAACTGCAACGCATCCTTGAAGCGCGGAATAATCTCGGTGCGAAAGGCGTCGGCCATATCGGCGCGGTCCCACGCCTGAATCGTTACGTTCATCGTCACGGGCGCACTTGCCAGGCCGCCGGCGCCAGGCACCGGCGTCGCGACGGTGGCGACGGGCACGGGCGCCGCGCTCGCGCTGCGCGTCGCGGCGGCCAGCGCCGGCAGGGGATTGGCCGGCGGCGCAATGCGGCCCGCCCCACTCGGCGCCGGCACCGCGACGCCCTTGCGCTGCAGCAGCGTCAGGATGCGCGTCGAGGCGCTCGTGAACTCTTTCATCGTGTCGGCGGAGGTCAACGCCGCGAAGAGCGCGCCGCCGCCGGGTTGGCCGGTCAGCTGCGTCAGCAACGACGCGAGCGTGTGAAAGCCAGAACCCTCGCCGGTCCCCGGCGGCCCGAACTGCCGCAGAAAGCGATCGCGCGCGGGGTTGACCGCGATGCCTTCCTGCCCGCCCCGGAACCAGCCTTTCTTCCAGATGCCGAGCCCGAGCGCCAGGCCACCGGCCGCGGCGATGGTGAACGGATTCGTGGCGAACGCCGCCATCGCCGCCGCCATCCCGCCGCCCGCGGCCGTCGTGGGCGCCCCCACCGTCCAGCCGAGCGACGCCATGCCTGCCGCGCCCGCCGCGGTCCCGACGGCCGGCGCCGCCCCGAACGCCGCCGCACTCGCCGCGCCGCCCCCAAAGAGGCTCCCGAGTCCTCCACCGATCAGCCCGCCCCCGATGCCGCCGGCCGCACTGCGCCCGGCCATGGCCGCAAACATGCGCTTGAGAAATCCACTGATGAACTCCTGCAGCATGCTCGCCAGGATGTTGCTGAAGGCCGCCTGAATCGATCGCCAGATGTTGAGGAAGCCGTCCTTGAAACCCTGCGTGAATGTCAACATGTCGGCCATCGCGTAGCTCATGCCGCGCGTCATGCCCTCGAAGGCGTCCTTGGCCACGTCCGGTAGTTCGTCGCGCCAAAACGTCAGCAGCTGTTTGGACGCGCCCGAGACGTTCTGACTGACGATCGTCTTCTCGAACTTGAGCAGCGAGTCCTGGCCCTGCGTCGCGAACGCCATCACGGCATCCGTCGACATCTGCATCGCCGGCAGAAAGTCAGACGTCAGCGAACTCCCGATGCTCTCGATCGCTGCGGGGGCCGTCTTCATCCCCGCCAGCCAGTAGGTCATCCCCTGCGAGGCGGCCTCGATGGCTTCGCGTTCCTTCGCGCGCGCCTCGTTCCACTTCTGTTGCGCGGCCGCAGCTCTCGACAGCGCCTCCGCCTGGCGCTCGGTCTGCGCAATCTCCTGCGCCGTGGCTTCGCGGTGCGTCCCGCCGCCGAGGGCGGGCAACGTCGGCAAGCCCGGCGCCGCCGGCAGGTCTGGCGTGCTTTGACTTTGCCGGATGCGCGCGGCGACCTCTTCGAACTCCTGCCCCTTGGTCTTGGCCTCGGTCGCTTTCGCCGCGAAGTCCAGCGCCGCAGACCCCATCGAATAGAAGAACCCGACGACGCTCCCGGCGACGATGGTGGCGTCACGCTTCAACTGATCGAGCGCATCGCCCGCTTTGTCGAGCGCCTCGACGGTCTCATCGGACATCTTCGACGCCGACGCCGCGATCTTGCGCAGGTCGTTTTGAATGGCCGGGGAGATGTCCGCAAACCCTTTGCCGAGGAGCTCGGCGCCGAGCCGCGCCCGTTCCATCGGGTCGCTAATCTCGGCGAGCGCGTCGGCGACCGCGAGGAAGGCATCCTCCGGCTTCATCTGGCGCAGCTTCGTCAGCTCGAGCCCGAGGCCCTCGAGCGCACCGATGGTGCTCTTGTTGCCCTCGGCGAGATGGATGTTCAGTTTGTTGATCGCGGTGCCGAACGCATCGATCGTCGTGCCGCTCTGCTCCGCCGCGAACTGGAAGCCCTGGACCGCCTGCGCCGAGATGCCGAGCCGCTTGCTCATGTCGGCAATCTGCCCGGCGCTCTCGAGGGCGGCCGTGCCAAGATTGACGACCGCCGAGATGCCGCGCGTCGCGAGGTTGCCGACAAAGCTGCCAATGGCGCTCCCGATCGCGACCATCTGCGTATTGAGGAAGCCCGCCGCGGTGCCCGTCTTGCGCGTCGCGGCCTCGAGGTCAATCATCGCCTTGGGCGCCTGCTGCCCCATCACGCGGTACTTCTCGATCGCGACGGTCAGCTGCCGATTGACTTTCTCCTGTTCCTGCGCGGTGAGCCGCGAGGCGCCGCCGAGATTCGTGATGGCGCGCGTGAGGTTGTTGGCGGTGGAGAGGAGCTTGTCGCCGCGGAAGCTCGCCTCGAGGCGATTCAACTGGCCGCCGACCTTCGTCGCGGTCGTGCCGAGCTGATTAACAGACTTGCCGAACCCGGTCGCGGCGTCGGCGGATTGCTTCATCGTTTTCTGAAACGACGACGCATCCGCGGTCAGCAGCGCGCGCAGAATCCCGACGGTGCCGGAAGCCGCCATTTACCGGAGCGCCTTTCGCATCTGTCTGCGCCATCCCTTCTGCTGCAGCGGCCGTCCGAGACGTCCCGCCAGAATCTGCAGCGCCGCCTTCTGTTCGGCGAGCGACTGCGGCCACGTCGATCGCTCCTGCATCAGGAGACTCTGCAGGTCCGGCGTGCGGCCCTTCGCCCAGGTGGCCACCACGAGATCGGCAATCCGCCAGGCGAGCCGGACATCACGGTTCCATTCGTCGCGCTGCGCCAGCAGCCGCGCGTCCACCGCATCGAACAATTCGCGCGGCGTCGAGCCCCAGAACTCGTCGCGGCTGAGACCTAGGCGGCGGCACTCGATAACTTGCCGTCGCCAGTCCCAGCCTCCGGAGGGTTTTCGGCCGTCCCGGGCGGCTGGTTCATCTGGATGACCTCCCCGACTTTCGCGCTGCACTCGACCATGCCGACGTCGTCGATGAAATCCCCGACGCTGTCGACGGTGGGAAACTCCGCGGCGTGATACGGCTGCAGCAGCGCCCACACAAACTCACACAGATCGAGCACGCTCGAGCGCGCGATGCCGAGTCCGAGCTCACCCAGGGTCTTGCCCGTACGTTTTTCGACGGCGCGCAGGGCGTTCATCGTCATGCGCAAGACATACGGCTTCCCGTGGCACAGGATCTCGACCTCGCCGCGTTCTGGATTTGCGGCCATTACGACGCCGCCCCCACGACCCAGGTGGTCCCGTTCCAGTGCGCCTGTGAGGCGTCGCCGAGCACCACATGCTGGCCGGTCGTCCACGCGGACGTCGGCGAGGCCGTCACACTGGCGGCGTTGAGCGCTGCCAGGTCGGCCGGCAGGCTCGCGCCGGATGGCGTGAAGCTCCCCGGGGAGCCCGCGGTCGCGCCTGTCGCCGCCATGCCCGGCAGATCGGCGGAGTAGCTCTCGGTCGGCATAATCGCCGCGGTGAACGTCGTCAGCCCGGTCACGCCGATCGCGCCCAGCTGGAACCGCTGGACGTAGCCGCGGAACGGCAGCAGGGTCGCGTCCGCGAGCTGGATCCCGAAGTTGACGACGGCGCGCGTGCGCTGCAGGTAGATGAGCCCGCCGGGCGGCCCGGGATTGTTATTTTGACTTTCGTGGTCAAGCCGCAGCGTGCCCACCAGCTCAAAGGCGCCCGAGTCACGGATGCCCGGCATGTGTTCGTGGTGCGCGTCGGGCGAGCGCAGGTGCGTCCGCACGACATCCTCGGTGTCGATCGACCCGGGCGTGATCGTCGTCACCTCCGCCACGGCCACGGTGGCCTCCGTGTCGGGATCGTCGTCGACGGCGACGAGCAACTGGGCGCCATACCCGATCTGCCCTTCGCTCGCGTAGTAGGTATCGGTCACATCGGCCATCGTTGTTCTCCTCTACTGGGCAAACCAGACTTGATAATCCCGCCGCAGGCGCAGCTGCTGCAGTTCTTCCGGTTCGAACTCGGCGACCGCATCGAGCATGGAAAAGATCCCGGTGACGGTGAGACCGTCACTGACACCGCGCCAGCCGAGCAGCCCGCTCGCGCCGTCGCCGAGGCCGTCGCCGTGGATCGCCTCGGTGAGCGTGCGCGCGGTCTCGTAGGCATTGCCGGCATCGGCGACTGCCGTGATCGCATCGACCTGCACGCGCGCCCAGCCGCGACTCCCGCCGCCGCCGCGCAGGTTCTGGCCCTCGTCAATCTGGCTGATCTGCTGCACGCGCACGCACGGCGTGATGACCGATTGCGGCAACAGGACCACGTACACCCGTGTGCCCACGATCGCCGTGACGGCGGGAATGGCGAGGATGCGCAGGCGCACGGCCTCCTCGGGATTCACCGCTTGGTCTCCTTCGCCGCCGCCGCGAGAATCGCCGCGCCGAGATCGGATCCGATGCGCGCGAGCACCTCGCCCTGGTGCGCGTCGAACGCCGGCCGCATGAAGGGGCGCGCGGGATGGCGGACGTTGGGCCCGCCAAACTCCCAGAAATACCCGTAGAAAAATTCTTTCGCCGGCCCGAGCTCCACGCCCGCGCTGTCATCGGTCACGGCCTCGAGCTCGCTCGGGGACAATGGCTTCGTGAGGATGTGCTCGGCAATGTGCGGCGCAGGATCGGCGCCGCGCGGCGCCCGCGCCGCCATGCCGGCGCGCATCGGCTCGGCCGCCGCGACGAGCGTCTTGCGCAGCACGGGCACCTGCACCGCCTCGTCGAGGTCGTGCACGAGCGTGCGCACGAGCGCGTCGAGGCCGGTGAGTTGCACGCTGATGACCATCATCCGCCTCCCGTGTGCGTGAGGGCGTGATACTCGACGCCCTCGAACGATCCCACGATCGCCGCCGTGACGATGTCGTAGATGTGCCCGCGGTGCGAGAGGCGATGCGTCGCGGGCACGTCGACGAGCTCCGGGTCCAGCGCGGGCGTGTACGGCGCGATGAACCGCACGTCATACCGCGCCGTCATCTGATCGGCGCGGAAGGCCTCGTGTCCGATGAGATCGATCTTCTGCATGAACACGGTGACGAGTGCCTCCCAGGTCGGATCCGGAAAGCCGCTGCTGGTGTCCTCCACGAGGTGCTCGACGGTCACGCGCGCGGTGCGCGTGCCGGCCGGGGCGACGTGGGTGAGTTGCGCCATGGACGTTACGCAAACGAGGGATCGCGGATCTGCGCGAGCAGTTCGGCCACGCGCGGGGAGAGCGGCCCAGCGCTCGCCGGCATCGGTCCACCGGCGCTCGAGGCCTGCTCATCGTCCCCGCGGAACCGCCACAAATTTGAGAGCACCAGCAGCACGGCACTCTGGGCGAGGGCGTACTGGAAATCCGTTTCCGGATCCGTGGTCTCGTCCCACGTCGGCGGCGTCTCCCAGAGATGCGTTTTCAGGTGCGTCATCACGATGGCATCGGCCTGCGCCATCTTGCGCTCGACGTCGGCCTGGATCTCGGGGTCGCTCGCCAGCTCGTAGAGCTTCAAGTGCTGCGCCGCCATCGTGTAATCGATCAGCATCGCGTCACCACTTCCGGCCCTGGAAATCCATCTGCGTCAGATCGCGTCCGGCCGGCCCGGGGTCGCCGGGCTTGCCACGCGGCCCCTCGGCGCCGCGCTTGACGATCAGTTGCCAATCCGTCGCCCCCTCGCCTGGGCGGCTCGTGGTGTCGCGCTTGGCGAGCCACACACTCCCCTTCTCGGTGACCTCATCGTCTTCCTCGTAGGGCGTCGCGTCGCGCCACACGCCCTGGTGAATCGGCACCGGGAACCGGATCACGCTCTCGATCGGCGTGCCCGCCTCGTCGACCACCGTCATCGGCGTCCCATCCGACCAGCAGAGTTGATAGCGGCGCACGTCGAGCCGTTTGACGACGAGCCCGCCCTTGAGCACCCCGTCGCGCCCGGCGGCCCCGGGTGCGCCATCCACCCCGTCGCGCCCGGCGGCCCCGGGTGCGCCGTCCACCCCGTCGCGCCCGGCCATCCCCGGCGCCCCATCGCGCCCGTCGCGGCCATCGGTCCCAGGCTTGCCGTCAAGGCCATTGAGACCGGCCGGCCCGGGCACGCCGTCGCGCCCATCCGTCCCATCCCGCCCGTTCAGCCCAGGCGGCCCCGGCATCCCGTCACGCCCATTCACGCCCGGCGCCCCGTCGAGGCCGTCGCGCGGCGTGCGCGCTTCGAGCGCGGTCATCCGCGTCAGCAGCGGCGCGATCTCGGTGGCGAGTTGCGCCCGGAGCTCGGTGACCACGCCCGCCACGATCGCCGCCAGCGCCTGCTCCGTCATGCCGCGCCTCGCCACGTCTTCCGCGTCAGCACCATCGCCCGCGTCGTCAGCGTGTCCTCATCCTCGTCGTCCTCCGCAGGCGCGACGACAGCGGGCATCGCCGTCTCGGGCGTCGCCACGACGGCGGCCGATTGCGCCCCACGTGCCTCGAGGCTCCAGTACTGCTGTTGCAGGTACGGGGAATCCCCGCCCTCTTTCGGCGGCAGGTTGAACTTCTTGCGCCCTTCATTCGGCGTAAAGATGCCCGCCCCCACGCCGTTCACGGCCACGGTCATCTTCGTCGCCGTGTCCATCTGCAGCAGATCCTCGAGGGCAAAGTGCACCGTGTAGGACCGCGGCAGCTCGAGGCCATCGGCGAGCACGGCCTGATACTGCGTGATGTGGAGCTGCAGGCAGTCGGTGAGATACGACTGCTGGATGGCTTCGACGTTGGTGTAGTTGGGCGCGGGGCCGATCCCGATCATCCACGGTTTCATGTGGAAGCACGCGCACACGAATTCCGCCGTGAACTTCTCCTGATCGATGAGTTGCGAATCCACGGCGCTCTGCGTCATCGGCTCGTACTTCAGCCCGTCGCCGAGCACCGCCACGCCCTGCACGCCCTCATCCCATCGTTGCTTGGCGCGGTCGGCCACTTCCTGGCTGATGAACCCGGGCGCGGTGAGCACCCCATTGGGCTGCGCGCCGTTGCCGAAAAATTCGAGCGAGTTGCGCTCGATCCGCATGCCGCGCAGCGCCGAGATCCAAGCGGCATAGAGCGGCGCGATGCCGATGAGCGGATGGAAGAGCGGATGCGTGCGGTCGTGGATGATGTCGCGCGCCGGCACCAGGATCGCCTCGGTCCCGGTGAGCGTCGAGAGCGTATCGGTCTTCAGTTCGTAGAACACGCTGCCATCGGGCGCCATCATCACGCGCACGCGCGCCGGGTCGAGGATGTACAGCGCACTCACCACGCCGCGGCCGTCGCGCGCCTTGAGCACATAGGTGTTGCCGTGCACCAGTTTGCTGTTCATCCACCACTGCACGAACTGCAGCCGGTTCTGATACGGGTTCGGCCGCCGCAGCACCGGGGTCCACGGGGCGTGCTCCACCGGCACATAGATCCCGTCGTCGGTCTCCTGAACAATCGCCTGCCCCATCTTGGACATGTCGCCGCTGATGCGCGTGATGCAGGCGTAGACCGGCGGATAGGCGAGCACCGTCTCCACCGGCTCCTCGAGGTTGGCCTGCCACGCGCCGGTGTGCGGTTCATGGATGACGATCGGCCACCAGCCGCGGCGCGAGCTGCGATCGGCCGGGACCAGCCCGGCCGCCGCTTTCGTGACCGTGATGTCGTAGCCCAGGAGCCGCATCAGGCTTTCCGGTGCGTGGGCGGGCGCCGGCCCACGACGCGGCGCACGCGGTCGGTGAGGGGTCCGGCCGCGGGTTCGTCCTCGGGCGGATCCGGATCAGGCGTCGGCACCGGCGCGACGGGCGCCGGGGCGACCTCTGGTGGCGGCGTGGGGCGCGCGGGCGGCGCGGGCGGCGCGACGGGCGCCGCGAGTTTGGTGGCGAGGAGCCATCGGGCGTGATGCGGACGGGCGACGAACGGATCGCCGGCCTTGAGGTGACGGCGCTCGTAGGTGAGCGCCTTCTTCGCGACCAGGTGCACCATGCGTCGCCCTCCCGTGACTACGGCGTTTCGTCGATCGAGATGTACTGCGCGGCGCCGCTGCGCCGCTTCGCCCAGTTCACGTACCGCTCGGCGCGCAGGGCGAGACTATTGGCCTGCCACATTGAGATGACGTCGGCCGTGGCGGCATCCGCCACCGGATCGGACGACATCGTGATCGAGGCTTCACGCGACACGTCCACGGTCACACCGCCGTCATCGGCCAGCAGGATGTCCGCGGCATTGACCAGAATCACGAGTGAGTTGCCGCCGATCGAGGCGTGTTGCGAGACGACGACCGGGATCCCTTGCAGCGTGCCGCCCATCATCGACAGGGTCGGAAATTCCGGTTGCCCCAGCGCGTTGAACATCAGCGACCACTGCAGCGCGACGGTCGACGGCATGATGAGCACGGCCGATTCCGGCGTGTTGTTCGCCGTCAGGAACGCCTCGAGCAGATCCCCGATCGCCGCGCGCACCGAATCCGCATCGGTGATGGTCGCGGCCACGGGCGAGACGCCGTTGAGGATCGACGCCGGGGAGACGTTGGCGACCGCGGCTTTCGCCGGGTCGATGAAGTCGATGTCCATGCGCGCGACGATGGCGCGGCCCAGTTCATCGCGCACGAGGGCTTCCGCACTCGGGCTCGAGAAGCGCGCGAGCTCGTCGGTGATGACCGAGATCGCCGCAATCTTCGTGAAGCCCACGGTAACGGGCGCCACGTCGAACTTGGTCACCGGCTTGGGCACGCCCTGGCCGACCCAGTTGGCCGACGCGCCGCTCGTCTGCCCGATGATGCGGACGTTGAACGGGACGCGCGTCAGGCCCGGGATGCGCCCGACGATCGTCTTCGGGCGGAGGTACTCGATGAACTCCGACGCCAGGTTGTTCGCGTAGACGAGCGGTCCGGCCCACGTCGCGTCCGTGGTCGTGCCGGCGGCCACGGCGGCCTTCAGCATGACCGGGATGCGCGGGTCGTGGGGATACCGCGCCTTCGCGATATCGAGCGCCGTCATCGCGCCGCCGCTGATCAGCGCGGCCATCTTGCAGATCACGCCGCGCGCGAACCCGATCCCGGGCGGCGTCGGATCCGTCACCTCGATGCGCGGCAAGGCGCCACCACGTGACTTGTGGGCGATGTCGAGACTCGAGCCGCCCACGGGCGTGGCGAGCATGGCACTGCCCTGCTCCATCACTTCGAGCCGCTTCAGCCGGACGCCGATGGTCTCGACCTCACCCGTGAGGCCGTCCGCTTCCGTCTGTTGCTCCTCCGTGAGGGTGAGGCCGTCCTCGGTTTCCATCTTGAGCAGCTCGCCCATCCGGGCGTGCTTGGTCTGGAGCTGCGTGCGCAGCGCGGTGATTTGGTCAGAGACGGTCATGGTCGTCGTTCTCGCGGTAACGCCCGCAGCGCCGGGACGGATGGACGGGATGCCCGCGGCGGGGCCAAGCGCGGCTCGCTGCGCGGTATCCAGCGACTTGATGAGGAGGATCGAGGCGTCCGTATTGGCCGGCAGCGTCACGCAGGACGTCTCCAGCCATTCCCAGGTGGTGACGTGCAGCCCGCCGCCCTTCCGAACACTCGCGGTGATCGGCTTGAGGCCGATCGAGAACCCGCGCACCAGCCCGCCCTTAATCAGCCGCCAGGCATCCTCGATCGTGTCAGTGACGCCCTTGGCGATCTGGGCGCGGATGTGGATCCCGGTGGACGCCACGCGCGCCTCGAGGACATGCCCGATCGGCTGTCCCTGCGCATGCTGCCAGAGCAGCGGCATGGGGAGCGAGAAGACGGCGCCCGTCGGCTCGATGATGTCGCCCACACGATCCGGCGTGGGCGTCGTGGCGATGCCCTCGAGGATGCGCTGCTCGTCGTCAACGCCTTTGGTGACGAGCCACTCGATGGTGCTGTAGGCCCAGTGCATGGAGTGCCGGTGCGCACTAGTCCAGCACAGGTTGGCGAAATCTGTATTTTTTGTACTACATCAATTCCCGCGGGTCAGGCGGCGCCGGGCGACGGCGGCGAGGCTCAGACGCTCCCGATCGGCCTCTTTCACCAGCGCGTCATAGTGTGCCTGCGAGAGGCGCATGGAGAACACGAGTGTCTTCCGCTCGGTCTCGTCGAGGGTCGGGCGCCCGGGTTTTTTCGGGGACGGCGGATCCACACTCATGGTCGGCCTCCGAAGAACAACATCTGATACTGCGGGCCGGGCGTCCGCTCGCGCCGCACCAGCGCGCCCTCGATGCCCATCACCAGCGCCGCGATGCCGTCGATCTTCTCGGGCGCCTTCTCTTTCGCCAGCCGCCGATCGCCGCGCACGCCCGTGATGAGCACGAGGTTCGACGCCATCCACGCGAGAATCGGATCCCCGTCGTGACAGAGCTCGCCGGCGGTGATGAGCGCCAGCAGCCGCGTGATGGCCTCGGTGAGCTGAAAACCCTGGAGCAGCGGCACCACGTCGATGCCCTTGGCCTGGAGCAGCTGCGCCGTCTCGCGGGCCGAGCGCGCATCGTAAAAGACCTGCCGGATGCCCCAGCGCAGGCAGTCGGCCTCGATGGCCTCCCGCACGAAGCTGTAGTCGGTGACATCGCCGGGCGTCACGGTCAGGTGGCCCGCGCGTTCCCACTCCCGATACGGCCGATTCGGTTTGCTCTCGAGCGCGGCTCGCGGCAGGAAGTACCGCATCGTCACCGCCACCCGCCCATCGTCGAACGGCCACACGCAGCCCCAGGCGCTGAAGTCGTCCGTCTCGCCCAGGTCCAGGCAGCCGAAGCACGGCGCCTTCGTGCGTTCCGCTTCCGTGGGCAGCGGTGGACATGCCTGCCAGCGCGCCATGTCGATCGCGCGGGAATACGCCGCGGTCCACACGCAGAAGTTCAGCCGCAGCACGGTGTTCGTTTCGGCGGGGATGTTCCGCGCCGCGGCCACCTGGTCGCGTAGATACTCGCGATGAATGGACACGCCAAGATTGGGATTCACCTTGACGTGGCAGGCTTCATCCACTAACGGGTCGTCGCCCTCGTCCAGCGTGCAGACGTAGGCGAACCACCGCTCGTCTTCCACCGTGCCCTCGAGCACCTTGCGCGAGTGTTCGTGATGCTGCCAGCAGATCGACGTCCGGTCGAAGCCGCTGTTGGTGATTTCTGGAAACAGCGCTTCCTGGTTGCCCTTCGCCCCCGCGTGAATCTTGTTGATGATGTCGGCATTGGGATGCTCGTGGACTTCGTCGATGAGCCCCATATGCGGACGCGTGCCTGACTTGGCGCTCTGCTCGCGACTGAACGGCCGGAAGAACCCGAGCCCGTACGCCATGTTGTGGACGTGCTCGATGCCGGAGAACTGAATGCGCGAGGCCAGTGCGGGCGAGGCCTGCGCCATGCGCACCGCATCGCGATAGAGAATCATCGCCTGGTCGCGGTCGGTGGCCGCGGCATAGATCTCGGGCGCATGCTGCCCATCGGCGAGCAAGCCGTACAAGCCCACGGCCGCCAGCATCGGCGTCTTGCCGTTGCCCTTGCCGACTTCGATGTAGGCGTTCCGAAAGCGGCGATGCTTGGATGCGCGCCAGCGCCACCCGAACAGCGAACCGATGATAAAGGCTTGCCAGGGCTGCAGGATGAACGGCCGCGGATGGCCGTCGTCGTCAATCGCATCGGGCAGCACCACCCAGCGCTCGATGAAGTCGATCGCATGGGACGCAGTATCCGGATCGAACTCGAACCCCTTGGCCTGGGCCTGGGCCTGGTCGTTGACGTGCCGTTCGCACGCCAGGCGCACCAGCGGCCCGACGATGGTCTTCCCGGCGCGTACATCGCGCACATAGCGATCGACGCGGTGCAGCGCCGGCAATCGCTTACGCGGTTTTTTGACGGCGACGCTGGAAGTGCGTGAAGTCATCGCCGGCCTGGGCGCCTTTCGCGGCCACGACTCGTGTGCGCGAGCTCGGCGTCAGCCCGAGCTCCGCGGCGGTTTTGAGGACCAGGTTAAACACCTTGTTCGCCATGCCGAGCGCGGGATTCGGGATCGGATAGCCGCTCGGCGCTTTGACCACAAAGGGATGCTTGCGCGCTTCCTCCTCGAGCGCCCGCCACTGCGCGTACTTCAGGCAGTAGCCGATGAGCGTATTGCGATCGGCGCTTGTGCAATGGCCGCTGGCGCTCAGTGTCTTCGCGATACGCGCCCATTCGGCCCGCGCCACCGGATCGATCAGCTCCTCTGGACAGTCCGGATCGAGGGCGCTGTTTCTCGGTTCGTTCAGGTTCAGCGGATACCGGCCCTGCCTCGTGATTAACTTCACGGCGAGCGGCAGCGCCTTACGCCCCACAGACGGCCCCTCCGACTTTTACCGCGCGCTGGCCGGTGAAGGCTTCCCAGCGGTCAATCGCGACCTGGCAATAGACCGGCTCGATTTCGATGGCGTAGCAAGCGCGATTGACTTGTTCGGCGGCGATCAGGGCCGTCCCGCTTCCGAGGAACGGGTCGTAGACATCGCCGGAATGATTGCGGAGCGGCCGCAGGACAAGTTCCACCGGCTTTTGCGTGCTATGCCCGCCGGCTACGTTCGGATCCAGTGCTACCGACCAGAGCGTGGTCTGACTGCGGTCGCCGCGCCATTGGGCTGTCGCGCCCTTACGAACCGCATACCAGCACGGCTCATGCTGCCAGTGATAATCGCCGCGGCTGATTGCAAATCGCGGCTTGGCCCAAACGATCTGTGACCGGATCACAAACCCGGCCGACTCGAGCGAGGCTTGAACACTGCTGGCATGCCGGTCGGCATGCCAGCAGTAGCAAATTGCGGATGGCGACAACTGCCACGCAGGGGTCCAATCGATACGGTCGTCATTCGTCACATTTCCCACGCGGCGTGCCGCGTGGGAAATCAATCCCTTCTCCGCAGCCTCATTTCGCCAATCGGGGTCGTACTCAACGCCATAGGGCGGATCGGTGACCATCAGACTCGGCGTCACATCGGCCAACAGCCGCGCCACGTCGCCCTGTGTCGTTGCATCTCCACACAGCAGCCGATGTACCCCTAACTCGAAAAGATCGCCCCCCACGATGCCCGTGGGCCGCTTCGGGGGCACATCGTCGGGGTCTGTCTTGCCTTGCTTCAGAGCTTCTGGGAACAACGTAGCCTCTTCGTCGTCGGTCCAGAACGGCTGCAGGCTCAACCCGGCCGCCTGGTCCGCGGCCAGTTGCTCGAAGTTCCATTCCGCGAGTTCCGCCGTGCGGTTGTCGTAAATGGCCAGCGCTCGCTTTTGCTCCGAAGTCAAGCCTCTTCTGCGCACCGCAATCAGCTCTGACCCATCCGCCTCCACCACGCGAACCCGGGACAGCCCGGCCGCCACCGCCGCTTCAGCCACGTCATTCCCCGCCAGCACCGTGTTGTCTTCGTCGATGACGATCGACCGCGCGGCCCCGACTTCGCGCAGCGCCTCCGTCACCATCGCCAGGTTGCGCGGGTTGTGTTTCCGGCGATTGGCCGGGTCTGGCACCAAGTCCCCGAGGGTGGTCTTTCTGGTCATACCCCTAAGTCGATTTGTTCATATTGCGCGCGGGAC